GGCACATCAGAGCAGTACTGCACAGGAACTGCAACGGGATAGAAGGCCGTGTGATCAATTGGACTAGGAGAGTAGGGCGCACAGATCCAGAGACGTATCTCAGGAACTTGCTGAAGTACTGGAAGCGTGATTACACGCACCACCCCCTGCACCCGAATCATGGCAGAAAGAAACGAAGATACAGAAGGAGAAGATAATGGACATTGAACTTGTATTCATGATGGGTATAGCCGTTGGGGGTCTAGTAGGCTTCATGGTTGTCGCTTTGAACGTTAGCAACAGAGGGAAATTCAAATGAGAAAGCGGATAGGAATAGAGGTACTCGACCCGAGCCTTGGAGGACTGTCAGAAGTCGCCCTTCAGAACGAACGCAGGTACAGCGCTTATGAGGCAGCACCGGGGATCTGGAGAGTGCAAACTAATAGAGTGCAGTTTGCTTTCACGCAGCATGAGTTGAACCGAGAAGACTGGATACGGGAAATACCAAAATATGATTGCGCATAAAGAACGTTTTGAGGACAAGGTTTGTCCTGAGCCGAACACAGGCTGTCACCTTTGGACGGCGAGTTTACGAAAGGATGGGTACGGGAGATTTCGTCTTGAAGGTGAGTCCCTCCTAGCACACAGAGTGGCCTACGAGCTTTATATAGGCCCCATACCCAGCACAACTGACTGTAATCTCTATGACACTATGAGCGTGTGCCACACTTGCGATGTGCCTAGTTGCGTGAACCCGGAGCATTTGTTTCTCGGCACTCACGCTGACAACATGAATGACAGAAACGAGAAAAGGAGGCAAGCTAAACAGAAAGGCTCTAGCAACGGGCGAGCGAAGCTCACTGAAGCAGAAGCTTTAGAGATATACAATGCGGAAGGCACCCATCAAGCCATTGCTGATGAGTATGGTATTGCAAGGTCAGTAGTTAGTGGTATTAAGAACAAACAATTATGGAGTCACATTCATGAGTAAGCCTAAAATTTTAATTTATGATCTTGAAACGCAGCCTACGACTGCGTATATCTGGGCTGCTTGGAAACAAAACGTTGCACCAGTGCAGGTGGTTGATCACGGGAAGGTAATATGCTGGGCGGCGAAATGGCACGGCGAGAAGCAGACCTTCTTTGGTGCTGATTGGGAGCCTACCCTTAATGGGAAAGACTTCATTGAACGTCTTTACGACATGATGAATGAGGCTGACGCTGTACTTACGTACAACGGCGATGGCTTCGACCAGAAGGTTTTCAATACAGAACTGCTGAAGCGTAAGCTGCCACCCGCAGCTCCGTCTAAATCCATAGACATTTACAAAGTTGTTAAAAAGCGCTTCAGATTGTTTCACAGCCGGATGCAGACTGTAGCAGAGGCTCTAGGGCTTGAGGGGAAGACTGATACCGGAGGCTTTGAACTCTGGAAAGGCGTGATGGAGGGGGATGAGAAAGCAAGAAAGATTATGCAGCGATACAATCGCCAAGACATCAAAGTGCTTGAAGACATCTATGATGAACTTCTGCCCTGGGTTCATAATCATCCGCACTTCAGTAATGATGGTTGCAGCAACTGCGGTAGTGATAACCTACAACGGCGCGGGTTCCATAAGACTAAGGTCAGCACGTACCAACGGTATCAGTGCCAAGACTGTGGCGCTTGGGGCCGAGAGCGAATTGCTGATAAGACGGCGCATAAGCCGAAGGTGGTAGCATTATGATTGCTAAAGATGGGTTCTTGGAACTGGTTCTACAGAATTACGATCCTGATGAGGTGTGCGAAATCTTCGACATCTCTTCCGAGGATCTTGTTCGGGAGTTCAGTCACAAAATGTACGAGAAGGCGCACCGCGTTGCGTACTTATGGGAAGAGGAAGACGATATAGTTTTTAATGAAGACGCGGATTTTAAAACAATGAGCTTTGAAGAGGAGGCCTACGAAGATGAGTATGACATTTAAGAACGAGTTCGGAGAGACGATCTTTAGGAATAAGTACGCTAATCACCCTGAGCAAACTTGGGACGAGAAAGCGCACTTGATTGTGAAGTCAGTGACAGAGAATCTCATGCCGCCTGATTTACAGGGAGAGCTGGAGAAGTACATAGCTGACATGAAATTCCTACCGGGAGGCAGGTACATCTATTACGCTGGCAGGCAGGCGAAGTACTTCAATAACTGCTACCTCTTGAAAGGTGAGGAAGACACGAGGGAAGAGTGGGGGAACCTGCTGAAGCGCAGTAGTGATTGTCTCATGTCCGGTGGTGGCATTGGCATTGATTACTCTGTGTTCAGACCCGGTGGCGCGCCTCTAGGACGCACAGGAGGCATAGCTTCAGGTCCGATACCTTTGATGAACAGCGTGAATGAAGTAGGCAGGAACGTAATGCAGGGCGGCTCACGGCGCTCTGCTATCTACGCCTCGCTGAACTGGCAGCACGGTGATGCGCCTGAGTTCCTGAAGATGAAGAACTGGAGCGACCAGGTTATTCACGAAGGGTACACAGTGCATGACGCGAAGCAGGATAACTTCAATTATCACGCTAACCTAGACATGACGAACGTGTCGCTGAATTACGATGATAACTTCCTAGATCACGTACAGAACGGGCACCTACCGCAGACGTTCATTGAGAACTGCGAGCAGGCGCTTCGTACAGGCGAACCTGGGTTCAGCTTTAACTTCGGAGACAAGGAAGATGAGACTCTTAGAAATGCTTGTACGGAAGTCACGAGCGCTGACGATTCTGATGTCTGTAATCTTGGCAGTATCAATATGGGTTCTATTGACAGCCTAGAAGAGTTCAGAGACATCGTTCGACTATCATCGGGATTCCTTGTGTGCGGAACTATTACCGCTGATCTGCCATACAGGAAAGTGTACGAAGTACGAAAGAAGAACAGACGCCTTGGCCTTGGTTTAATGGGGATACATGAATGGTTACTGAAGAGAGGATACAAATATGAAATGGTCGCAGAGTTACGTCAATGGTTGGAAGTTTATCGGGAAGAATCTGAGCGATCTGCTAATAGTCTGTGCGATCGCTTATCTATTTCTCGCCCTGTTGCCTATCGTGCTATTGCTCCTACCGGGACTATTGGTATTCTGGCTGGGACAACAACTGGAATCGAGCCTTTGTACGCCGTGGCCTACAAAAGACGCTACCTCCGTGGTGCAAAGCAGTGGAGATACCAGTACGTCATCGACAGCACAGCAGAGCAACTCATCCAGCAATATTCACTAGACCCTGATGAGATAGAGACTTCAGTGTCGCTCACAGATGACTTCGAGCGCAGGCTCGCCTTCCAAGCTGACGTTCAGGACTACGTTGACATGGCGATCAGCAGCACGATTAACATGCCTGCGTGGGGTTCAGATCTGAATAACGAGGACACAGTGCAGCCGTTCGCTGAGACACTAGCGAAGTACGCATCAAGGCTACGGGGTTTCACGGTGTATCCAAATTTGGCTCGCGGTGGGCAACCGCTGACAATGGTGCCTTACGAGGAAGCTAAAGGGCAAGAGGGTATTGAGTACGAAGAAAACAGTGAAGAAGCTTGCGGAGGAGGCATTTGCGGAATATGAGTTCACTAGATATACAAGTAGGTGGAGGGCATTACATGGAGAACGCTATTCAGCCGGTAGAGTTCATTCACGCTAACAAGATCCCTTTCATTGAGGGCTGTATCATTAAGTACATTTGTAGGTACAAACAGAAAGGAGGTATACAAGATCTCAGGAAGTGCCAGCATTACATTGATATGCTGATTGAGTTAAACGGTGAGAATTACGTGAATGAAAAGTAAACGAGATATACAGGAAGGAGATTCAATACTAATAAATTGTATCTGGTCAGCAACAGAACGTAGAGGTGTAGTGCAATCCCTGCTCTCTACGCAATTCACCTGGATTGATTCAGAAACCGAGAAGTTATTTTTTACACAGTACGATGGAGATTGGAATTATGCAGAACGTTAATATTGAATTCACCGCACAAGAGGTTGACTCTTTAGTACGAGCTTTAGACCTGGCAGTGAAGGCTCACGGTATCATGCTCGCTCAGGATATCCTGCCGATTGTTGGTAAGATATCCCAAGCAGCACAAAGCGCTCAGGAGCCAGAGCCTGAGCTAGACATTCAGTAACTGAGCAAGCTGAATGGTGAGTTCGACGTGGAGCCACCCACCTTAAGCAGACCGCGAAATATACCTTTTATGGAATTATTTCCAAAATACATTCCTTAATTGGTATATTAATTTGATTCTTGAGGAATTGGCTCCTGAACTAGACATTCAGTAACTGAGCAAGCGGGTAGCCCTTCGGGGCTACTCTGCTTCTACGTCACTCACCGCTTGAATAGCTGCCCTCGCAGCC